TGGGGGAAACCCCAGCACGTCTCTTGCTTTATTTTTAAAATTCACTAACATAGCTAGTAGGTATAATCAAATAATATCATACGTGCGTGTCGCAGTAATTAAATAGATTTTGAATACATAAATACTACAGAATGGAACCCCTCAAATGTTACCATTCTGTATACTCCTTTCAATACGTAATTAGAGGTATTGAATAACTAATATTTTATTAGAAATCGTTTGTGCGTGTTCGCGTTGTCACTTTAAAATGGATTAATAAGAAGATAGGTGTGGCGTTGTGCCACACCATATCACATCTTCTATAAATAGTATACCGGATTTGAAACAGAATTCTTTCTTTTATTTCTATCCTTTTCGATTTTATCTCTTTGCTCTTCCATCATCTTATCTCTCATCTTTACGAATTCAGAGTTATGCTTTAGAAGTATTTCTATCTCAGACATTGGCATATCTGCGATTTCTTGATAAGAGTATTTACCTTCAAGGATAATCACAATATTATGAAGAAATCCTACATGTTTGTCTCCATCTTGTTGTATAAAGAAAGAATCAACAGCTCTAAACCCTCAACCCTCGTATTGTTTAAAGCCTTACAAGTTTGAGAAGCACAAGTCCAGTTTCCTGTAGTTATATTTATTCTTTCTTTTACAAACTCATCTTCTATAGTCTTTTCAATTACTTTAGAAGTAGTTTCCTCTAAAGACAGCATTGCTTCCACCATTACATCTACTCCATCAACATTAGCATCATAAGATTCTTCTAAGAACTCTTCACTATCCCAGTTCTTATCATTTCCTTCAAATGTATATGTATCTATCTTATTAATATAAGAAAGTAGTATACAAGCAGATATAGTTTTAACAACATCTGGATTTTGTAAATTGTACACGAAATCAAACTTAGTATCAATAGATTGATATTTTAAAGCTTCTGGTATAAGTTGTGCGAATGTTTCACACACATAAGATTTAATAGCTTCTCCTAATGCTATATTGGATAGTAGTGATGGGTTATTTAAAGTTATAACAACTCTTGCATCTTTATCCTTAACTTCTATTATCTTATTAGCTAAAGATTTTGCAATACAAGTTTCAAAGTCATCAGACTCTTTGTACGATAGTTTAAGTGTGTCATCTATCTCTTGCATAGCCTTTATGAATTGCTTTTTAATATCAAGCTTAATAGTTCCTTTAGTTCCACAAGTTGTACATTCAACTCCGTATGGTACTTCTTGTATAGCATTAGCTGCTGCTACTGCAAGATAGATATAAGATAAATCATCATAAGATATATAGTTCATTAAAGCATCTGTAGTTATATCTTCTCCGTCAGCACATAATGGTGTACTTCTTTCAAGTATAGCTTCAACTACTCTTTTCTTAATCATTATATCTTGACTCATTTGAGTAAGTCTTACAATTTCAGTAATTATTGCAGGTTGATGTATTTCAAATACATTAAGCTTCAAGTTTGAGTTAGGTAAATATACTTCGACAGAGTTTCCTCTTTTTTGTCTTGATAGTAATTTCTTAACTTTATTTTCCTTTGCTCTTTTATAAGAGTTTAAAGGCTTTTCTGAGTATTTAACATAAATGCTTTTATCTCCTATAACTTCAGCAAGAGAAGGTTCTCTTGTAAACTCTTCATCTTTATCAATCACTTTAGGAGCTACTTGTGGTTGTGGTTGTGGTTGAGTCGGAGCTTCAATTACTTCAGATTTAACTGCAGTTTCTACAACTACTGTATCATCTATTTTATTATCAACTAATTTATCCATAGCATTTTCAGCAATAGTACCATCTTCTTGGACAGTATGTCTCATATCTCCAACTGTACCTTCAGCTTCATCAGCTTTAACAGCTCTTGCAATATCAAGAAGCTTTATATAAGGTATTTCATCTATTTCTTCATCTGTATACCCGTGTCTTCTTAATACTTCTACAGCTTCATTTCTATCTTTCTCTGTATAAGCCATGTAATCTTCAAGTCCTGTATCTAAAGCGTCATTTATCTTCTTTACTTCATCTTGGTCAAGATTTGGTATTATACCTCTTTCTGAACCTTGTTCTTGTGCAGTTCTTTGCATATTTAAAGTAAGTGCTCTTGCTTCAGAAATATCAATTACTTCAATATGTCTTTTATTAGGTACAGGTTGTGTATCTACATTTACTTCTGTTGGTTGCACAGGTTGTGCAGGTGTATACTCCTCATTTACTGGTGTAGACGCAAGTTCTGTTAAACTAGGTCCTTTTGGTACATCAGGTATTTCATTTTGTCCTAATGTTTTAGAAAATTCCGCTAAGCTCATTTTGTTTTCCATTTATAATTCCTCCTTGTCTATTTAAAAAAGTTTTTACCATCAACTATATTTACACTGACTTGTGTATCATATCCATCATCAAATAACTGTACCTTTTCTCCAGTTATAAGAGTTATCTCAATAACTGATATAGATTGGTCTCCGGTTATCTCATCACTTATTGGATATAAAGATACATCAGACACAACTGGATAATCACAATATGATGATATTTGTTCTTGTAAATCCATTTGCTGTCTTGCAAGTTCTTTTGAGTTCATAATGAAGTGTCTTCTTGAATGTAAGTTATAACCCATTTTAGGCATTTCCGGTATAGTACCCGGAACCATAAGTATCAGATTTATTAAAAAGTTTACTACACTTCTTATATCTTCATATCTTTCATTTGTATTAAATTCAGATAGTCTCATAGGGGTTTCTATAACAGACTTAAGATTTAAAACATCGGTCTTTACAACTTTCATATTACACCTCCTATCTTTAAAACATCCCTTTATCGTGGTGTTTTGGAACATTTTTGTAAGAAATAAAGGTTTACCGAAAGGAGAAGAACTATGACTGAGAAACAAAAAGCGTTTCATGAAAGAAATAAATATAGGAAGAATATAGGTAATTGTGTTATCTGTAAGAAGCCTACTTCTTGGAACGAAGAGAAAGGAAGATATGATAGATTTTGCTCAGATGCTTGTGTTAAGAAATATGTAGAGATAAGAAATAAAAGAGTTCTTGATAAGTATGGTACTACAAATCTTGCAAGTATTCCTGAGTTTCAAAAAGATAAACTTATGGCAAATAGAGGTATAGCTAAGACTTATACATTTAAAGATGGGGGTAGAAAGATAGTTCTATCTAACATAGAATATCAAATACTTGAGTATTTAGACGGTGCTGGATATACTTCAGAAGATATTGAAGCACCAGCAAGTGTTGTAATACCTTATAGATTTGAAGGTAAGAATCTAAACCATATACCTGATATATTTGTAAGACCATTAAATCTTATTATATCAGGAAAAGATGGACTTGATAATCCTAATATGAGTCCACACTTCTTAAAGGATAGAAAGAAGAATATTGCTATCTTTAAAGAGATACTTGATAACTACAATTTCAACTATGTACAAGTAGAAGGAGAAAGAGAAGTTAAAGCACTTGAATCTACAATGATAACTATACAAAAGCTTATGAAGAAAAATGGTAGGGTGGTTATACCACCAAGAATTGATTTCGCTTTATATAGTGAAGGTTTCTTTAGTGGTCCAAAAGTAGACCCTAAACTTAGGAATGTAAACTTTCCTTGCTTTGTACTAGAAAACAATAACGGAGCTTATTCTGCATATATAGCAAGAGATTATGATGGTATCGTGTACTATGTTACAGATAATGGTATTATGCTTGGCATGAATGCTTTAGATAGTAAAAATTATGACACTTTAGAAATATACTACGCTACTGGAGCTAAATTGAACTACGATTTATTCGCAAAAAGAAATAAAGATGAATCTATGCTGTATATAATAGCTAAAGCTATTCTTGGAGAAGAGTATTTAGATTCACATGTTATAAATGACTGGATAAAGGCTTTCGATAGAAAGTGTATACATGAAAGGTATAAAGATGCACATGATAGAATTAAATTAGAAGAGAAAGAATTAGATGATATACTTAAGTATAAGACTATAGATGAGGTGAAGACCAAATGAGTGATATATTAAAGATGATAGCTGAGTCTGAGCTTTTTAATCCTATCAAAAAGACTACACTGTATTCAGAAGCTGCAACTGAAAAAGGTATGGTTCCTATATATGTAATACTTACATCAGGAGATAGCTTAATGTCTAAAATAATAATGGGATTTACAAACTCAAAATACTCACATGCAACCATTGCTATGAACTATTATGAAACTGTATCTATGGGAACTACATCTAAGAACTATGGAGTTGCAGTTGAGTCTATATTTGAATTTCCTGATAGATGGAGAAATAAAGAGATGAAAATAACTCGTAGATATATTCCTATAGATATCTATGAGAAGATGGTATATAATATTGAGCAATTCAAAATGAATTATAAAAGAATAGATTATTCATTTGGGAAGTTATCAAGATTTGTAAAGTGGTTACCACATAAAAGAATAACAAGTTACAAAAATCAAACTTCTTTTATATGTTCCGAATTCGTTGCTCTTATACTATCTAATATAACTGACTTTAATAATAAGCTTAAAAAGAATGTAGGAAGAGGAAGTAGATTTATAATATCTCCAAAGGAAGTAGAGCTTAAGATAATGGATACTTTTGAGACTATTTATGAGGGTTCTGTGTTTAGTGTACCTATGGAATTATTATATGAATCTGATAAGCAATATATTAAGGTTAAGAAAACTATTGTTGAAAGATGTAAGCAAAGACTTAAAGAAGATATGGAAAAACTTAAAGTTGGAAAACAATATGCTGAAAATGAACTTCCATCTATATGGAATTCACCGGCAGTCCTTTCTGCAAAACTTAAGGCTTTGAAAGAAGCTGAAAGAGTGTTCTTAGAGGATACTTGCAACATTAGTATTTTTTAATATATATTATATCAGTGTAGCAACGAACTACAATAATAAAAAATCAAATTTAAGGAGGAAAAGATTATGAACAAATTCATCGTAAAGAAGCCACAAGGAAGAGTGGTAATTGGTAGTATTTCGGAAAAGGTAAATGACATTATTGAGAATGCAAAGAGTTCTCAATTAGACATCGGTCTTACACCAAAGGTTGATGTGAATGGAAAAGTCTACGATTTTGAATCTTCAAGAGGATTCATTCGTAGAGAAACTAGAAAGTATAGACTTTTCGACAGAGTCTTAGAATTGGAAGGTACTGTATATGGTATCGACAAAAATGAAAACACTGGTAAATACAGTGCAACATTTTTCCAACCAGATTTCGCGTCACCAGATGATATTACTGGACAAAAGGTATCTGTTGATGAAGTTCTTAAGAGAACTTTTGAAACTATGAGAGACTTACATCAACTTATGCTTGATTTAAAATACTGGGAAATTCCAGCAAGATGTCTTTCAGATGTTGCAAACAACGGAACTGGTGCTGTTGAGTACAAAGGTTTCGTAGGACTTGACTACGCATTTGGACTTTTAACAAATGAAGATGTTAAGTTTACAAGACTTATGTCTATGCAATATGAAGCTGGAGAAAGAGATATTGCGAAAGACTTAATCAATATGCTAACTGGAGAAAATTTGGACGCTGCAACTGTAGTACCTACAACAACAGCAGCTTCTGCTTATGTTAGTGGGAATGACATAACAAGCGTATTCACTGACATAAGAAAACCTCAAAGCTTCGGAACAAAACTTACTGCACACGGTACAGTGCAAACACCTAAATTTGCATCTGTATTCGGTGGAGGAAATGCAAGAACTGAAGCTGGAGAAGACGCTATAAAAGGTGGGGCTTTCAAAGGCTTAAAGAAAAAATAAAATAATTTGGCTGGGGTTTCCCAGCCTTTATTTTTCGTTTTCAAGCACTTTATCAACAAATTTCTAGGAAAGGAGCTGACTTATAATGAAATTCAATGATAAAGATATAGATAAAAAAGCAGAAGATATAAACCTTAAAGTATATGACCCTCGTGAAGCTACGAGAGAAATATCAGAATATTTCGGTGGGACTGGTATCACTAAACATCACCCACAAGTCTTAAAATTGATTAGTGATTATATGACAAGAAACGCAGATGCCTTGTCAACTCCACTTCTTGAAGTTGTAGTGTTTGGAAACGGAGAAAGAAGAAAGTTTTTACAAGCCTATAATATAGATGAAGGAGAGTTTAGAGCATTTGCAAGAACTCACAGAATTTTAAAGCTGGGTTGGGATACGCCCAACGACCCGTTATCACTTGCTCTTTTACTGTCGTTTCTACATACAGGTAAAAGAGAGTTCTTGGAGTTCTTAGGTGTTAAGTTCTTAACTGGACTTATGTATAAATACTATACGAAAAACGGTAGTTTGAATCCGGGTATAATGAGATTCATTTTGTATGGTGTTAAAGATGGAAAACCTGTAATGTCTCAAAAGTATTTACTTAAGTCTGAAGGTAGCTCTGTAGGAATGGTAAAGGCTGTTATGAGAACGGTTGCAGAAGATTTCATTCAAACTAAATTCAAAAAAGATGAGCTTTTAATAGATGATGTAATTGTCTATATTCTTATGTCTATAAGAACTCGTATGAATCTTAATATGCGTGGAGTAAGAGATTTATATGACCAATACAAGAATGAGAGAATGTATGACCAAAAAGACATATTGAATGAAGATACTAATATTACAGTAGAGAATGAAACTGTTAAAATTGCGTCTTTAAAAGCTTCAATATCTGAAAAGATAAACCGTGGTCTTGATATGAACTTAATTAAAAGAACGAATAACTTATACTATTATGAAGAGTTTAAAGTAGTATATGCTGACCACTTAAATGATGTAATAAACTATTGTCACTATCTAGTAGACTTCTATGCTGAAAAGGCACCATCACTTTCATTTGAAGCAATGAAAAGAAACTTTGTTTCTGTTGTGAATCGTGCTAAAGGTATTGATGATACTTTCCCTGAACAAATGAAATCGGAATATCAAATAAGAGGAAGAGAATGGTCAAGAGCATTCTCAAGATTCCATATCGTTTTAATATACGATATAATAATAAGAATGGATTAGGAGGGACTTACAATGGCGAATAGCAAAATTGAAAAGTGTAAAGAAAAGCTATTACAAGGTCTTCTTATAGCAGAAGGTGGAAACGTAAAAGATGCACCAAATTATAATCATTATAAGTTATACTTTGATGCAATGGATGATAAGGAATTTATAGACTTTGTAAAAGGTGGAGTAATGAGAGTTAAGGTACTTCCACTTGAACAAACTTTCAAGCTAGAAGACATAGTTAAATCTATGAAGACTGTGCTTGGTAGAAACTTTGAAGAAAAGGTTACTCTACCATTTATGATGGATGACCCTGATATAGGAACTTTAATATCAGATAAGAAAGTAATGATATTAAGACTTCCTACAATAAAGCTTATGCAAACAGCACTAGGTGAAAATAGACACGCTGAAACTACAACTATGAGAGATAAATCAAACCAAGTTGTAAACCAATCAAAAGGTGCTGGGGTTTCAGATATGGAAGTTGCACAACTTCTTGCAGCAGGATATGATAATACTATTAAAGAATTCTATACATTTAGAGCTGATAATGATATAGCCAAAAATGAAGCTTATTCTAATATATCAAGAACTGGTAGAACTAATATACCAGAAGCTCCAGAAGAAGGTAAAGTTGCTTTAAAGTATATCACTGCGTGTTATGTCGGAATGGGTATAGACCCTGAATTTATAAACTTAGAAGAGAATTATGATAAAGTGATTGGGAGGTTAGAAAATGGAAACTAATAAAAATGCAAAGAAAGCAAGAGTATTAAAAGCTCTATCAATATTTATGCTAATAATAATGGCTATGAATTTTATTATGGCTTATATGGTAGCAAGACATTCATCTGGAAAAGAATTAGACAGATTAAGAGAAGAAGTAGAAGCTTTAAGATATGAACTTAAACTTGCAAAAGAAGAAAACGATAGTCTATCTGAAAGAATAACTTCAGTAGAAGTCGTAAGTAATACAAATAAGAAAATGATAGTTGGAACAAGTGATGATATTAAAAAGACTTGGGGAAGTGTTGTAAAACCGACTGTACCTGTTAAAACTGAAGATAAACCTGTTCCTCCTAAGAAGGATACAAAACCAGCTGTAGTACCAGCTAAGAAAGAAGTAAAACCTGTACCGGTATTACAAGATAAGAAAGATATAGACATAAAGAAATATGAAGCTGAGAAGTTTAGTGTTCCTAGTAATACTAAATCAAAACATATTGAATTTGCACCTAAAGTGTATAAAGATGTAGAGACTGATATAATAAGAGGAACTCTTAAAATACCTGATTCTCCACCACTTGCTTTAGGTAAGAAGAAACTTATAGAGAAGAAGATAGTGGATAAAATAGATACACCTAAAGAAGAGGAAGAAGTCGCTATAGTTATAGAGGAAGAAGAGACACCAGCACAGAAGCCTAAATCAAATAAGATAGTTAAATACGACATAATAATAGCTAAAGCTAAATCTTATGGAACTGATGTATCTTATCTTGATTATGAGTTCTTAGATTATGTATTTGAAGAAGCTGATAAATATAATGTAAATCCGTATGTAATATTAGGAATAATATCAGGAGAATCTAATTTCTATGCAAGAGCTAAGAATAAGAAATCATCAGCTACTGGACTTGCACAAATGGTTGAAGGTACAGGTAGATATATACATACATCGGTACTTGGTTATAAGACACCATATAATCATGAATCACAAAAAGACCCTAGAGTTAGTATAAAATATATGCTAGGGTATTTTAAATACTTAAAGAAATATAATTCGTATGATAGTGCTTTAGGAGAATACTGTGGTTCTAAATCTTATTATTCTAAGACATATAGAAATAAGTTAGTTAATAATATGGTAGCATTAGGACTAAGTAAAGCTGAAGCTGATGCAATATTAAGAGGACAGATAGTTTAAAGGAAAATGTGGGATTACCCACATTTTCTTATTTTTTGTAAAACTCTCAATTAGTTTAATTAAAGGAGGAGAACAATATGGATTATTTAAAAGGAAAATTAGAACTTGTTAAAGCACGTAATGTAGAACTTACTAAAGGGAATAGTGGTATTGTAGAAAACTCAGCTAGAATTATGGAGTATTCTCAAAGACATTTATCAGCGTTTGCAACTGATGATAGAACTAAAAGGTTTATAAATGTTATAATGGGATGGACTGCAAATATACTAAACAATGCTACATCAAACAATATCACTCTTTTAAATTTAGAAGATAATATGAAAGAAGTATATAAGTGTATATCTGAAATGGAGAGTGAAAAGAAATGATTTATAAATGTACAGATTACGACTATGTCAGTTTAAAGGGTTATACCCACGATATGGATGTAAATAATTTTAATGTCATACAGAAAGCTAGTTATTTGATAACTGATTGTCTGGAATTACAAACTGATGAAAATGAACGTGCGATAAATAGAATGGTACAAAATTTACAGGAGATAATAAAGGCAATAAATGAAAATGACAAGATGAGAATTGAGATAAATAAAATACTTGGCGATTTTAAACAAGGAGTGAAATAATGGAACTTAAAGAAGCAAAAGAACTTGGTATGAGTGAAGAAGAAATACAAGCAATGGCAGAACTTGAAATGAAGATAAGTTCTGATTTAGATAATGAACTTAAGCAATATCAAAAGGTAAGAGAAAAGAGAGCAAATTTCGATATGAATAGAGTTTGCTATCCTACAGGGTTTACAACTGTAGATTTCTTCTTGGGAAGAAATAACCCTTCAAGAGTTAAAGAAGGAGAAATAATAAAGAATAGAGGATTAAGAGATGGGGTACTATTTACAATAGGTGGTACTACACATAAAGGGAAATCTGTATTTGCAATGAATGTTGCTGGTAATATAGTTCGTCCTTTTATACAAAAAGGTATGCCATCTTGGATAGAATACTTTACTCCTGAAGAAGGATTAGAAGCTGACTGGATGCAAGTATGTTGTGGACTTGGTAATGACGCTATAAGAAATAACCTTATAAGAATTACACATAGACATAAAGTTAATACATCTATTGAAGGGCTATTTAAGCTTGTAATGGATTTATATAAGCTTAAGACTGAATCTCCTGATAAGTTTATGTATGATACAGTTAATATGGACGGAGAGCCAACTAAGAAGTTTGTACCTACTGTACTTGTGGTGGACTCTTGGACACAACTTCGTTCAAAAGCACTTGATATAAAAGACGAAGCTTCAAATACATTCCATGCAAGAAGAAATAATATAAACGGAATGTTTTTAGAACAAATGAGACCATTTATGCTTGAAGCAAATATAATGCTATTTGCAATAGTACATGTGGGAGAAAAGATAGGAATAGATGTAATGTATTTGCAAAAGTCATATTCTGTACTAAATGCTAAGGTTAATATATCAGGTGGTAAACAACTTGAGTTTGAAACTGAATTTGGAATAGTTCTTGATAAATACAAATATGAAAACGCTCAAAAGCTTGAAGATGATTTGGGACTTAAAGTTCCTAACTCTAAGACAGTTGAATGTACTGTATATAAGTCAAGATTTGCTATGCACGATAGCACAACTAAATTCAATATAGTATCAGACCCAAATTATGGATTTAACCCACTTATGTCTTTAATGGTAGATATGATGACAATACATTCAGTTCTTGAAGATGCTGGTTCATATAAATACCTAAAAGGAGATAAGGATAATAAGTTTTATAGAAAGGACTTCTTCCCTAAGTTTATGGAAGATAAGGACTTTAGAGCAAGAGCCTTAGAAGCTTATGCAACAAATTTTGAAAAGTATACAAAACATGTGGACAATTTAGCAGAAGTAACTAAGATGAGAAATATCTTAGATGTAGTTTTTTAGGAGTTGATGATTAGAAATGTTTCATATTACAAATACGAAGAAAGCAAAAGAACGTTTACTGAGAATACTTCTTATTACAATAATAATATTTGGAAGCATATCATATATTATACTTAAATATGCTGAGAAAAGAAAAGAAGAAATGCAAAGACCTAGGTCTATAAAGGAAAGAGTAGAAGACGTTAAACTCTTCTACTCTCAAAGATTTAAAGCTGATGTTACACTATCTGCTGTAGATATAAGAGGACTTCATAATACAAGAGTTTATAAAGATACTACAGGACTTGGGTTTTATGTAGAAGAAGAGCCTATATTTGCTTTAGATGTTACGGTGGAAGAAGCAAATCTAAATACATTCAGAGTAATAGTATTTAAAGATAAGATGGTTGAACTTCACAAATAACATAATTGCTTTTTATGAATACATATTATAAACATAGAAGACAGCACATAGGGTGAATGTCTTAATTTAATTTTTAAACGACTTGAGGAGGTCAAATTATGATGAAAAATGTAGCAAGAGTATTGGCAATTATGGTATTAGGTTTAGTAATGGTAGCTTGTGGTGTTGAGGTTCCAAATAACCCAAATGTGACTTATGACAGAAGTAAGGATTACTTCTCTAATCTATTTATAGATAAGATTCATGTCATAGAAACTGGGGATACGATTGGAGCAAGACTTGCAGAACCAGCTGATGTTGATAAAGTGGTTACAGTAATGCAATCAGTTTACAAAGGTGTATCTGTAGGAGATACTGTCGATAGACTAGACGCAATCTATGGTAACCATTTAACAAGCATAGCATATTATGGTGACGATATGAGATTTGGAAAGCACATGTCTGTCACATTTGTGTGGGGGGATGAAGAAGTGGAACTTACAGTTCCAGCATCTTATGATGACAATAATAAGTATCTAGTTATGCCTTTGCAAGTAAATGAAGACATGATGAAGAAGGCATACAAAATGGCAAAAGACATCAACCTAACTAAAGAAGAAATGGAAGAAGAAGTTGCAGCTCAATTCTTCCAACCTACACTTCTTATCAAAAATGGTGAAGAAGGGGTAGAATATGTCGAATTTGAAAAGGCTACAAATATTGAAGAATATATAAGCCTTACAGATAACGATATAGAAACTAATTACGAATTAGCTCATGATGATGACAAAGAGTTTGTGACTGAAATTCTAGTTCGTAATCAAGGAGTATTTCTACCATTCAATAATATGAGTGAGGATATTGATAGTCTATCTGATGGAGTATATGTGAAATTAAAAGCTGACCTTGCAAAGATAGACGCAATGGCTGGTAATAGAATAGGAGCATTCTTATCTGTCACATATTATAAACATGGGGAAGAAATAGCAACTCTATACTATGCACTAGATGAGGAGCTATTTGTGACTGAAGATATATCACTTGAGTTCAAAAATGGTAAAACAAAGAACGGAATAGATGTTCTTCACTATGCTTTAGGGTTATAAAGATAATAGGGTGGGCTTGTCCTACCCTTTTTATTTTTTGTATCTATATATTATTAATATAGAATAAAAGGAAAGGAGTTGGCAATATGAAAGAATTAAAGACAAAATCGTATAGAGAAGTAAAAGAGTGGGGTACAATGATAGACAGATTTAATGGTAAGGGGAATCTTATACCACATGAAGGAATGGTATCTAAAAATAGAGGTAATATGTTTTCAAATGCTTCTACTCAATATCGTCCTTGTGAATCTGGAGAAGTACCAATAGTAGATACTTTGTATTCTTATGATATACTTAAGTCTACTAAAAATAGATTTGCTGATAATGATTATGTGCTTTGTAAATCTATTAAGAAGTATATTGGTGGAGTATATTGTGGTGTAACATCTCATATTTTGTACGACCCGGTAAAAGAAATGTATCACTTTGTAGAGTATCATCAGTATGAAGAAACTGGTGCTGGATATGGTGTTAAGATGGTAGATGATTTAGAAAACTACAAAGAGGGAGACATAATACCTAAGGGTGAGACTATGGTTAGGACAAACTCTTATGGAGATGATATGGAATACAAATGGGGAGTAAATGCACTATCTGTACTTTCAATAGATGTAAAGTCGGTTGAAGATGCTGGTCTTATATCTGAGTCTCTTGCTCAAAAGTTTGCAGGTTGGGCTTATGCTGAACATGAGGAAATTATAGATGTTGATAATGATATCTTAAAGAATGTATATGGAGATGCAACTGTATACAAACCATTTCCATCAGTAGGGGACACAATAGAAGATGAGATACTTCTTGCAATCTCAAAGCAAAGAGGAGAGTATCAAAGAATCAAAATGAACTATGGAACTAAGTCTGTTAATAAGACAGATAGAAAGATATTTGCAAAAGGAGAAGTTGTAGATATTATCTGTCGTCAAAAGATGGGAGAAACTTGTCAAAATACTTATCTTGCTGCACTTATAAGAGCTACAAGAGAATACGAACAAGAAGTCTTAGAAGCTTTAAGATATTACTATGAAAATGACGAAGATGCTACTTTTAGCTATGACTATATTGATAGATTCAATTTATATAAAACTATCTATGATAAACAAGGTGGTTTTAAATATAAAAAGATATTATCCAAGAAAGCTGTAGTTTTAAAGATAATAACTGTAAATAGAGAAGTTCCAGTAGAAGGACAAAAGATTACAGGTAGATGTGGTAATAAGTTTACAGTATCTGATACATTTAAGACAGGTAAATATTATACAAAGGAATTTGGTAATATTGAATATCTAGGAAACTGTCTTGCATTATTTAATCGTGCTATTATGGAAGTTCCTATGGAGATGTATCAAACTTACTTATCTATGATACTTAAAAGAGCTGTAGAGCTTAAGCTTAAGCCTGAAGAAGAGTTAAAGGAAATAATACTTAAAGTTTTATCTATTATGGATAAGAGTTTATATGAAGCGTATAGAGATGAATTTGAAAGCGATAATGGTTGGGAAGACTTCAAGAAAGACCCTACTATATATTGGTATCAATCAACTTATCATAGTGGAACTACAATAAAGACTTGCTATGAAGCTAGAAACTATTTAAACTCAGTTGGAATACCAGTTAAAAGAACTGCTGTTTATATGTCTACAGCACACGGTGAAAGATACTTAGGAGATGTATTTGTATCTAAGTTATTTATAACTCCACTTAAGCAAGTAGCTGGAACTCAGTTGTCTCTAAGAGCTAAAGGTTCTTATGATACAAGAGGACTTGTTCTTCGTACACAAGAAGGAAGAATAAGAAATACTCCAGTTAGAAAATCATCACTTGTTGCAGATGTACAAGCAAATACATTACACCCTGATGATTTGAAATACATAAACAGCATCACGGAGCAAGAAAGTATTCAAAATGCAAATGCACTTCTAATGGCAATGGGAGTGGAACTTGTCAATCCGAATTATATAGAAGACAAGTAATGATATTTTGAGTATATATTATATATGTGTAGCAAGTAAAATTAATATTAAAAATTTAAGGAGGAAAAATTATGAAATTAAAAGTTGGAAAAGACGAAAGATTTACTAAAGGTGCTGGAACAGCAGCGAAGGCAGCAATTCAAGATGTAAAGGAAGTTGAAGAAGCTAAGAAGAAAAAGTATGAAAAGGAAGTTGAAGAAGTGGTTTTAAATGGTCCTAAAGTCAAAGCTAAAGATTCAGCTAAAGCTAAGCCTGATACTCAACAAGATTATCAAAAGGATTACGAAGTATTAGATGAAATTGTAATCCCTCATATATTTGATAAAGGTGTATCTATTCTAAGCTCTTCTGAAGTTCATTATCTATTATTACAAAAGGGCAATGAACACACTAAAGCTCTAATTAAAGCTGTACCGGATGTAACTGAGTTTCTATATGGTTGGGTTAAAGTTGGGGAAGTAATATTACCTTCATACGATTTAAAGGTTATACAATCTAAGAAAAATGGAGAAAAATTCATAGTCTCAGAATCGTATGATAATAATATTATAAATATAAATGATATGGAGTCTGTACATCTAGCATCTATCAATGGAGCATCCGCTGTATCTATATTTGAAATACCTAAATATATTAAATGGGATGGAATTAACTTCGTTCCGGGTACAGGACTTGCATATGGAACTGACAGAAAGAACTATAATGTCTTAGACCTATCGACTATCGGTTTAGTTAGATGCCCTATAGGTAAGAACTATGAATATCAAATCTATATATTTGGAAGTACGGATAAGATAGTTCCAACAATGCAGTTCAAAAATATGATAGGATTCTCTAATGTATTGGTAGATGGAGCACAAGAGCTAGTAAAATTCACATATGAATTTACACCTGCTGAAGAATCAAATGTGTCTGTTGAATTTGTTAAAGACTTCATTCATGGTAAAGAGTTTAATATACCTCACGAACTTGTAACACAAGCTAAGACTATATGTAACTCTATAGAAACTGGTGGTGTTACATTATCACAACTTAGAAAACTAGCAGACATATTGAAGATAAAATTTGATGTTATTGTGTCTGAAGATGTAAGACCTAAAGTGGTATTTACTCTACCTGTCATGACTGAAAAGAATAAAGCAATTTATGAAATGACAGATATGACAGAAGAAGAATATAATATCTTGGTAAATGGGATAGAGATATCTGAAGGTATCTATGGATTTGATGAACTTGTATCAGCTTTCAAATCTGGAAATTACGACACAAAGGATGTTCAATTTATCTTAGATAAATTCAGAGAATCTGTAAAACTTTAAAATAAGCAAATAATAAATTTAAGGAGGAATAAATTATGAATAACCTAAAGAAAGAAATGGAAAAATACGTGGCAGATGGATTAAGAGATATATTAGTTTGGAATAACAATAATGAACTAATATACTTATTGGTGGCATTAATGCAAGGGAAAGCTATCATTAAAAGAAGCTATCCTGAATTAGAAACTGACATTGAGTTGGAATTTAAGAATATTAACGGAATACCAGTTATTAAAAGATATGATGTTGTAGGTAATGAAAACTTACCACCAACTCTTGAAAATATAGTAGTCCACCTACAAGGAGATGTAGAAACACATGTGGAAAACTTCGTGCAAGATTTGGTAAATATTGAAAATGCTTTATATAGTGTGGTAGGACAAGCTATGCAACAAAACTACGACTTGTCATTCTTAAGAAGTGAAGGACTTACTTATAGATATTTCACTGACCCAACTGCAGTGAATGATGATATAGGACCATTGAGAATAACTGCAATGATGATAAAGGATGAAGATGGAGATGATATATTGATATTCAAATACTCAACTGATAATGCTATCAATATCGCATTTAAGTCTGATATTGAAAGAACTTCACAACTATAAAGGAAATGGTGGGACTTCCCACCTTTCTTTTTTGAAAGGAGAATAAATGAAGCTGAGAAATAGAATAAGGGAAAGATTATCAATCAATTCAATAAATGAAATGGTAATAGATAGTAATAGAAGAGAGCTTAAAAATATAGTAGTTGATATATTAAAAACTGTAACTGGGGTTAGACTTTATGGGTATAGAATGATACCTGTCAATCTTGAAGAAGACTTTAAGATGACAAATATTGACTATATGCACAAGACTAAGAATAAAGATGATATTTATATAGATATGTCAGATGATGTAATATCTTGTATGGAATGTTACTTTGTATTATCTGAAGATAAGATATCGAAGCATACAGTTGGATACGGTAAAGCGAATACAAGAAGAGAAATATCAACTCTTCCAAAGCTTGATTGGTTTGATGAGAAGTTAAGAGCTGAGATACTAACATACCCACTTGATATAGTATCACCAAATAAAGATGTAGATATATCTTTGCAATCTCTTCTTATAAGAGTTAATTTGTACATTCCGAGACTTGTTAATAATGTAATAAGACTTAATGGAAACCATTACTTCAATAAGTTCCATATACAAAATGATATAACTCTAACTAAAGAAGGAAAATTAAAATATCAACACCCAAGCTATGTATCTTATATGTATTTTGATGATAGTAAGAATACAAAGAAAACTATATTTGTAACTTCAGCATTTGGAAAGGTATACAACTCACTTCTATTCTTAGAAAAAGATGAGAGTTTAACTGAAGCTCAAATAGAAAATATATTGTCTCCTATTGAAGATGATGATGACGAAGTGAAGGATTATTACAGAACTCTTATCAAAAATACAATAGAAGATTTACAATTCTTAGATAGAGAAGACCCTGATGTTGAAAATATAAGAGATACAATATCGGGAAGAGATGTAAGAGATGCTATGTATTCATATATAATAGCACAAACATCTGATGGAAAGAATGAAGAAACTATATCACTTCATACATCTCTAAGAAGTAAGCTTAGAAATGAGATTAAGAAAGGCTTAAAGATTACAGGAAGAAGAGCAAAGAAGCAAAACTTAGAAGATTATCGTTCTAAAGTAAATGTAGACCCAAGAACTGTATGTACTATCATTAAGAATAATAATCAATATAGTATTACAAAGTCTGCAAATGAAGTTGATATCTATAACTTCTTTGGTTATGTATCTAATATAGAAGATAGCGAAGAGTTAGAAAGAGACAGAACTTTCACGATAGCACAATTAGGTATTATAGACCCAATAGGAACTTCAACTTCAGAAAACGTGGGACTTGCCGGTGGACTTGCATTTTCAATACCTGATATACACTTATCACACAAGGAGGAATAAAGATGGAATTAGATGAAAGAGTAATGGACAAAATACTTGCTGATGTAAAGGAAATTGTAGCGGAAGCTGATGGAACTTTGAGATTTATTTTCTACTCTTCTTATTCAGAAGAAGTAGAAGACGATGAGGATACAGAAGTAGATAGTAGAATTGAAGATTTAAGAAATGTCATAATTGCTAAAGAAAACTATATTACTAAGCTTATGACTGAAATAGAAAGACTTAGAGCTACAAATGCTAGTAATATTGCTGAAATTAAAGAATTAAAATATAAAACAATATCTGGTGATAAGAATGACTAGAAAGGAACTTATAATAAGAGCAATAGAAGCAAAGGAAGTAAAGCTTGATAATGATAATAAGTTTATGATTATCCCAAGTGAAGATAGGACTGAGGAAATCTCAGTTCCTATTGATGAATATAATTCAGCACTTATGGATTATAAGTATGGAAAGGATTATAACTTTTAGGAGGAATTATGGAAGTTAAATTAATGATAATACTGGCTATAATAGGTCTTATAGTAACTGGAGCAAACTTATTGCTTTACTTTCAAATAGAAAAACTTATTAAATTCCTTAGAGAATACAAGATAGAAAAGACAATGTCTTTAAAAGCTGACTTAGATAGATTAGAGCAAAGTCTAGCGATGTATGCCTTTATGGAAATGTCGGATAAAGAAAAGGAAGAATTTATAGCAGAAGTTAGAAAAGATATGGAGGGAAAAAATGGGAGATAAATATGTAGTATTTACAAGTCTATCAGCAGTAGCAACACTAATAGCTTCAATGGCTTTATATAAAGCAAACTTAGCTAGTAAAAGAGTTGATGACTCAATAAAGAAAGCTGAGCTTGAATTTAAAGAAATTGCTGATAATATCAAAGAAGAAAAGGAAGTTGTAGATGTTATGTCTATAGCTACTCCAGAAGAACTAGCTAAAGGAGATGCAGTTGATGCTTCAAGAACTAGAATCTGTAAAGCTATAGATGATGTGAAGATAGCAATGTTTGATGAAATAGAAAAGTTGGTTCATATCAAGAATAGACTTGAAGCCGATTTAGATAGAGACCCAAGTGATGCTATAGCTGTTGCAAAACTAGGAGAAATTAAAACTCTTATAAAGGTAGCTTCTAAATACTATGAGTTGGAGGTATAATATGCTTGATGCTATAGTATCATTTATGAAAGGTATAATATTTGGTATAGGACTTGCATACGTTATACACTCAACTTATAAGCTTATAACTCGCACAAATAAAGACATCAATAAAGATATTGTAAAACTTGAAAGAAAGGTAATTGATGGAATGGATGAGATAAATAAGCATTATGCTTTAACTAAAATGGAAGTTATAGAAGAGAATATAGCAAAGATAGAAAGTTCTATGCACACAAATGGTTTCCCTGTAATAAAGAAGCAAACTATTAATTCTTTAAAGTATTACAAAGATTGGCTTACTAATAATGGTTTTGCTTCAGAATATGTAAGCAAATACGATAGAAGTATATTAGTAAAGAAGATAGATAAGTTACTAGAAAAGACAGATAAATAATATATTAAATATTGAAAAGGAGTGATTTTTATGTATGGTGGAGCTATAATAATTGCATTACTTGTGATATTCTTAGGATGGTGTCTGGGAACTGTATGGGGAGAATGGGGTCTTAAAAGAGGAGCCGAGGCTGAAAAGAAAAATCCTCAACTTTTACTTGACAGAATATCTGAGGGGGTTTTCAATACACAAAGGCTTAAACTTTTCACAAAAGAAAGCTGTGATGTTATTATAAATGATTTAAGAACGGTTAAAGTTCAAATATTCAATCATTTACAATATATGGACAAATATCAACTGAAAGACGCAAATAAACTATCTAAAGATATAGATGCCGAAATAGATAGACTTGAACATTATAAAGCTCATATAATAGAAGATAGAGCTTATAAATTAGAAGAATTAAGATATTAATATATGTGGGGTTTGCTCCCCACATTTTCTTATTTTTTGTAAAACTCTCAATTAGAGTTTGTTTTTACGAAGGAGAAAATTTATGGTAAAGATTAAAAGGATAATACTTTCAAATTTTAATAGATTTATAAAGGGAACTAAAAGAACTGATATAGATATAGAGTTCCCACAAGAGTATTCTACTATAATGATAGTGGGAGATAATGGTACTGGTAAATCAACTCTTGCATCTGAGCTTAACTTACTTCCATCTCTTGGAGATGGATATGATATTCTTCAGGGTGAAACTGGAGAGAAGATAGTATATTTTACTTTCAATAATGAAGATTATAAAGTGCATTATATCTATAGACCTCAAGGAGAATCACATACTTGCGTTGCTGACCTTGCAAAGATAGAAAATGGTAAGCAAGTTCAACTTGTATCCTCATCTTCTGTAACTGAAGTTAGAAATAGAATAAAGCAAATGATAGGACTTGATACTAAACTTGCAAAACTTACTTATCTTAATTCAGAAGAAAAAGGTATAGTAAATATGAAGTCTGGTGCAAGAAGAGATTATATGCAATCTATATCACCTATTGGGGATACTAAAGACTTGGTAAAGATAATATCAGAAAAGTATATTCATGCTAAAAAGACAAGAGAAGCGAAAGAGAAAGAACTGGCAAACTTACCTAGTATTGATAGCTTACACATGGATAGAAGAAATATCAAAAATCAAATAGACGAGCTTACAAATCTTAAGAATAAGGTTAAAGCTGAAAATGTCTGTATGTCTGATGAAGAGTTAGAAGATACTGTAAATAAGCTTGAGAAACTAGATAAAGACTTTGGTATCATTTGCGATGTCATATCAGCAATAAATGAGTATAAGATACTAGGTTCATTAGAAGCAAATGTGTCAGCCAAAGAAAGAGAGCTTACTCTTCTTGAGGGAACTATGTCTGCTACTCTTAAAAATATATCAGAAGCTAGAGTACAACTTATACAATATGAAAATGCTCAAGATATAGATACAAGTGATTTAAAGTCTATGATTGATAATCATGAATTTTTAAAGTTTACAAATGATAAAAGATATCTTAAATCTCAAGTTGATTTAGATAGATTTGTCTATTCTTATAATACGATTAAAGAGTATAAGAATAGCTTAGATGAAGTTTCTCATATTATAAGTATAGAAGATGTCTATAATGAAAAGAAGCTTGATATGGATAGTATAATCGCTTTAAATAATAAGTTATTATACAGTGTCAATATGCTTGAAATAGAAAAGGAAGAAAACTATGTTTCTCAAGACTTACTTATAGAACCACCTGAAACTTGTCGTGATAATACTTGTAAATTAAGACAAGAGTTTGTAAAGATGAGAGATAGAGTTGATAGGTATGAAAGTATATCTAAAAAGCTTATAGATACTAAAGAGGAACTTAAGAAAGCTCAAGATAAACTTCAAGTTTCAAATATCTATAATGAAGCTTTAAAGACAGTAGCTCTTCTTAAGAAGACAGCAAGAGATTATGAAGATGTACTTGTGGGTATTGATTTAAGAAAAGACCAAGATGATATAGCTGAAGATATAATATATAATACCAGAGTATACTTATCTTATAAATCTATATCTGATAGATATAAAGAAGCAACGAACACGGATTTCCAAAGAATAAAGACATCTATTGATAAATGGGAGAAAGAGTACAATGAACTTATATCTAAGTCTCAATCTATTAAAGATACTATACCTAAGGTATCTGAAGATGTTAGAAAGTCTTTATTTTTTGGAATGATAAATGCTGACCTTGTCAAAGAGAAAGATAAGATACTTCAAGAGACTTTATATCTTCGTGAGCTTATTGCTAAAGAGAAAGAAAAGAAGCAAGAAATGTTTGAACTTGAAATGAAGCTTCGTGATACTGATAGTAAAATAGACTTATTAAATGAAGATTTAAAGAAAGTGGACTTTAATATAAATCTTCATGAATATATAGAAGAAGAGCTTAAGAAAGCTACTATTGATGAAGCTGATACAGAAAAAGTAAGAGAAACTCTTATAAAGCACTTACCAGTTAAAGTTATGAGAAGAATAATACTAAATCTTAAAGAGATTACAAATTCATTCTTGGAACTTACCGATATTCCTTATAGAGTTCATGATTTTGAAATAACAGCAAAGGACTTTATAATAAGAGTGCAAAAGGATAACTTTGTATCTGAAGATATATCAAAGATGAGTGATGGAGAAAAAGCCATTATGGCTCTTGCTACAACTCTTGCTTTAAATAGTGTAATGATACCAAATTACAATGTCTTTATACTTGATGAAATGGACGCTACATTATCTAAAGAGAATAAAAGAAAGTTCTTAGACATAATAGTTAATTTCGCTTCAGTTAAAGACTTGCAAGTATTTGCTATATCTCATAATGAGTATTTCTCATCAACAGAAGCTGATACTATAGGGGTACTGGAAATGACACCTGTAGGAGATTTAAAAGTAATACCGTATCTTAATTATATATAATATAAGTGACAATAATAAAAGGGAGGAAAACAAATATGGTTTACGCAAAGTTTATTGAAAAGGATAAGAATATCATATTCCACATAGGGAATAATAGTTTGAATTTTAAAAGAGCGAAGACAAGCGGTGGTATGACAATGGCTACCGCTGTGTCTATTGTAAATGCAATAAATAGAATGATTACTTGGGTTAAACAGAATCCACCAATGTATGAAGACCCAAATGATACAGATTACATGTATCTTATATCAAAGCTATTTACACTTGTAACTAGCTTACAACACAATACGATACAAAAGAAAGTATCGTTTATAATAGAATTCCAAAGAACTCCTGAAGGAGAAGAATGGAATGCTGTTGCTGCAAAGAAGCATTACTTTACTGAGACTTTAAATGCCTTTGCAAAAGATGAAAGAATATTAGATATTGTAGACAGATACACTTACAATATTGCGGTGGATAATATTCAAGATGGAGATATACAAGATGCAAGACTTACATCATTTGATATCTACACATTCTCAGTTCTATTTACATTCTCAAGAATATTCTACATAAGTTACTTGACTGTAATGGATAATGGAGATTATGTATCACAAGTTTCAGATGCTTTATTCGGTAGAACAAATATCGAAGATGATGAAGGTCTTATAGATGTAATATATCAAAATACTGTAAGAAAGCATTATTCTGAATACATTGGTTCTTTAGATAGAAAGTTTAAAGATAGATTCATATACCAATATCTTGCACCATATATTGATAATAAGCTAAATACAGATAAAACTATAATTGAGAAGTTCTCAGTTGTAGGAGTTAATAAGTATAGTCTATATCAAAAGGTAGTGTATGAGATGTTTAATGGCATACATAGAATCGTATCATCACTTCCACAAGATGTAGTAAATTATACAGAAACTGGGGAAAAGAAGAATGAAGAGAAAGATGATTTTGACCCTGATGATGAAACTATGAAGCCTGAAGATAGAAAGTTCTACTTCATGAAAATAGCAAAGTATCTATCATCTACTCTTAATAATATCCTAGTAAATGTAATAAGAAACTTCAAACCACCTTATTCTATGAAAAGTGAAGGTGCTGATTTGGGTGCAGAAAAAGATGTATTTGACGCAAGAATAAATGAGAATAAAGAAAACTATTCCTATCTTGTAGATATCAAAGAAGAAGCTGTAAAAGAAGCTTTATCTCTTATAAAGTCTGATACTCTTATTATGGCACAATCTGTAAATATCTATAAGCACAATCTAGGAAAGCTTATGATATCTTTATATCTTAATATAAGATATGCTATATCTGAACCTGTCAATATTCTCACAATGAATGAGTATAGAACTCTTATACTTCATATATTTGACTTAATAGTAGAGGACTTCCCAAAACTTGCTATGGGACTTTTAGGTAAGATATACTCATCTGTAAATAACGCACAAGTTACTTTAGATGACTTCAAAAAATACGGGGAAGATAAGATACCAGTTTATATATCAGCAAATATAGATGGAGCACTAAATGCTCTAACACATATCGTTTCTAATAAGTATCTATATGCAATAAGAATAGATAAATTGGTTAAGAGTTCTGAAGTTGTTGTAAGAGATGAATTGCTTGAGTTTCTAACAGTAGCTACAAATTATTTTAAGCATAAGGAAACTAGAGTATCAAAGCTTGAACTTCACACTATTCAAGAAGATGATATGTGGGATGAAGATGAAGTATTCGCAAATTTTAATTAGGAGGAACGTAGAAGATGAGAGACATATTTTCTATAATAAATATTAAAGACGCTTGTAGAAGAAGAGGATTACCTTATGACGTAATCCTTCCTCTTCTTTTTGGTAAGAAAAGACTTGAGAATTTAGATTTACCAATGGATGAAGTTACATCAAGAATAGCTGTACTTGTTACATATAATAAAACCGATAGAAAGGTTAGAAAGATAGAGTCTACCATAGTTATAACTCTTAATAAAGAGTCTGGGAAAGTTCTTGTTTATAAGAATAAACTATTTCAAGCAAAAGAAAGATATAGAGTTCCTATAGCAGACTTACCATATTTTAAGAACTTAGAATATCATATAACAAACGTGATACAAAAGAAAAAGACAGGAAAGAAAGCTTGTATGGACTATCTTAAAAATGGAGCAGAAATTGTGTGGGATGACTTTGTTGAAAGAATAAAGGTTGACTTACTTAAGAATCAAAGAAAAGATGTTAAGTACACTATGGTGCTACATTATTTTAATAGAGACGATATAGCAGAACTTACTGGTCTTAAGCTATCTGATTACTATGATGGGGAAACTGATGAAGATGATGCTTGGATACTTGTCTATTATACTGTACAGGAAAAGGTATCTTATATAAGCTATCAAGTTAATTGTAGAGAGCACATACCTAGAAAATTTATAGAAGATGTCGCTGATGCTATAGATGGACTTGCTGAGTTTATAGAAAGTTTAGATATAACTACAAATATTGTAGACTTTATAAAAGAAGTTATGTTTGCAAATCATACAGATAGAAAGTTTATATGTCCATCATACGATAAAGATACCAACCAATACCTTGGAGATTTACTGGATGTCCGTAGTTATAATCACGCTTGGTACAATAAACTTGATAAGCTTTTAGGTATACAGTATGAAGATATATTAGAAGCTTTTAAAATAGTAGGTGACTAACATGAATCCAAAGCAAAAGCTTATAGATATACTTATGAATAGATTTGATGCAAGAAGACAAGGGAATGGTGTGTGGTACACCATTTCTTGTCCATTTTGTGGAGATAGTCCAAACCCACATACAAGACACTGTAATATAAGAGTATCGCCTAACGATAATGCGATGATAGTACATTGCTTTCAACTTAAGTGTCATGCTTCAGGGATACTCACAAGAAAGCATTTAGTTGATATGGGAATATATGATTTAGATATATCAGAGTTCGTATCCAAAAATAAATCAGATACAGAAGCTATGATACACGAAGAAGTAAATAAAGAACTTCATCTTGATATAAATACAGATAAGAATAGCAAAGTCCAAGAATATTTTTTAAGAAGAACTAATAAGAATTTAGATGATAATATGAGAAATAAATATAGAGTGGTAGAAGATATAAAGTCCTTTATAGAACTTAATAAAGATAGTATCTTTAAAGAGAGTATTAAAAGACTTACAGAGTATATAAAGGAATACAACTATATTGGATTTCTCAATCCTACTGGAACTAATATACTTCTTCGTAATATAGAAGATAATGTAGATAAGAATAAAAGACATATCAAAGTATCATTTTTAGAGACTTCTAATGTAGCTAGATTCGTTACGCATAAACCATATACTGTAGAAAAAGATAATAAGTATGAAGATGATAATACTTATATCTGTATAGCAGAAGGAGTATTTGATATAATAAATACTATGGAATATATAATGCCTGAATGTAACGGAATATGGTGTGCATCTCCAGTATCTGGACAGAGTGGACTT